ATTTCTATTCTTATGTCTGTCGAATGATCGGTCAGAACGGTCGCCGAGGTGCGCTGATGGTGACGATGGACATCCGACATCCGGACATCGAAAGTTTCGTTACAATGAAGCACGATCTGACGAAAGTTACGGGTGCGAACGTCTCAATTAAAATAAGCGATGACTTCATGGAGGCTGTCCAAAATAATCAATCGTTTACTTTGCAGTTCCCAGTAGGATCTGATAATCCGACACACACAAAAGAGATTAACGCAGAAGAACTTTGGAACACTATTGTTGATTCTGCCACAAAGACTGCGGAACCCGGTCTATTGATGTGGGGCAATATTGAGAAATACCTCCCAGCCGAGAGCTATGCCGACGTAGGGTTTAAGACTATTTGCACCAACCCTTGTGCAGAGATCCCCTTGTCTGCTTACGATAGTTGTCGCCTAATCTCTATCAACTTGAAGAATTTAGTAGAAAACCAGTTCACAGAAGAGGCAAAGTTTGACTTTGAGAAGTTTTCTGAAGTTGTTCGTGTAGCTATGCGACTATCTGATGATTTGGTGGAGCTTGAGACTGAAAAGCTTCGCACGATTTTGGAAGTATCAGACACGGCTGACGAAAAGGAGATGTGGTCAAAGCTGCTCAAGGCTTGTGAGGATGGTCGCCGTACCGGTCTTGGAACTCACGGTCTTGCCGACGTTCTGGCTTGCTTAAACTTGGCTTATGACTCTGACGAGGGGCTGAAGATCACGGATATGATCTACAAGACGCTGAAGGAGGAAGCTTACAGGGAGAGTGTGGTGCTCGCAAGAGAGCGTGGCGCATTCCCTGTGTTCGACTGGCAAAAAGAAAAAGATAATTTATATATCAAGTCTTTGCCCAGCGACATCATGATGATGTTGGAAGAGTATGGACGTAGAAACATTTCAATTCTTACGAATGCTCCTACTGGCTCTGTTTCAATTCTGTCCCAGACTAGCTCAGGTCTTGAACCTGTGTTCAGAAATTCTTACACAAGACGAAGAAAGATGGATCATACCGAGTCAGAAAAGCCTGACTTTGTTGATGAGGTCGGGGATCGCTGGATGGAATTTGAAGTCCACCATCACAATGTTAGACAATACATGGATGCTACAGGGGCGACAGAGATTCCATCCTTCTTTACGGAGAGCGACTCGATTGACTGGAATAAGCGTATTGAAATTCAAGCAGCGATTCAGAGACACATCGACCATGCGATCAGTTCCACGATTAATCTTCCAAAAGGAACAGAACCATCAGTAGTTGCAGATCTGTATCTGCAAGGTTGGAAGAAAGGACTGAAGGGCGTTACGGTCTATGTTGACGGTAGCCGCACCGGGGTGCTGGTCACAAAGGACGAATCAGCGAAGGAAGAGTTTCCAGAGACCGCTGCCCCAAAGCGACCTGAAGAACTGGAGTGTGACATTCACCATACTACGATCTTAGGAGAATCTTGGGTCGTTCTTGTGGGCAATCTAGATGGAAAGCCATATGAAATTCTCGGCGGCGAAAGCAGTTTAATTGAGATCCCCAAAAAATATAATAAAGGGGTGTTATCAAAAAAGAATTTTAAAACAAGAAACAACAGATATGACTTGACATTTGGGTACAACGGTGATAGTATTACTATAAAGGATGTGGTTAAGGTTTTCGACAATCCTAACAATTCAGCCTTTACTAGGATGATCTCATTGGGGTTGCGACACGGAGCACAAGTGAAGTTTATGGTTGAGCAATTGCAGAAGGACAAGGAGAGCGATATGTTTTCTTTCTCGAAGTGTATTGCTCGCATCCTCAAGAACTACATTGAAGACGGAGAGACTCCAAGTGACAAGATCTGTGAGGCTTGTGGAGAGGAGACTCTCATCTATCAAGATGGTTGTGTGACCTGTACATCTTGCGGATATGCAAAATGTGGATAAAAAATAAAAAAAGTACTTGACATTTGCTTCAAGTTCGGTTATATTATAAGAGTAAGATAGAGCTTCATAAAGAAGCATTAACAACATGCCGAGAGGCAAGGGAGAAAGAGAATGACGAAGTTCAATAACGATAACTCAGAAGACCTTCAAGAGAAAGAGGCTAAGATCGGAGATTATATTCAATCTCTTGCCGCTGTTGAAGAAGCGATGGAGCCCTTCAAGGAGCAGAAGCGAGCCTTGAAAGCGAACTATATCGAAAATGGGTGGCTGTCTCGTGAAGAGATCAGCATGGCTGTTAAGGCGTATCGCCTCGTTAAGGATGATACTGACATTGAACAACTGATGGACTTCTACGGGAAGGTCAACGGTATGAAGGTATAAAGGAGTACTATGAAGAAGTTATTATTGGCAGTTGTTGTGTTCGCCACTTCCTACTCAGGAACAGCGCAGGCTGACAGCAGTCACGATAAGGTAACCATTGTATCCACGCCCACCCAGACCCATCACCACACTCACGTGGTGGTTCGGTCTGTTGTGGTTTCTTACAGTCCTCGGATCGTAGTATACTACAAGAGCTACCCACGATACCACCACCATCATGGCGGACGGATTGTTGTTAGGAAGCAACACGGACACAAGAAACACACACGAAGCCGTCGTTCAGGTCGACGATTTCACCACCACCGCTAAAGGAGAATATTTTATGTTTAAGCCCTATAACCGACATTTGCACGTAGAAACCTTTGAGCCAGATGTTCCCTCCTCGGAGACAACGGTTCTCCTTCCGGAGTCGTTCAAGCTTGCGAAGGATATAGAAGTCGTTCGGGTTCTCTCAAAGTCTGACGATTGTGATTTGGAAATTTTTGCTGGAGAGATCGCCATCGTCGAAGGTCATATGATCAAGTCGTTGGACTTAGATGGAGAGACTGTGCAGATAGTCCTAGAAAATTATGTGCTGGGAACCTACAACCCGACTCAGGGAAAATAGCCAATGTTGTCGGCAGCGATGCTGTGTGCAGCGGTCATGTCTATTGGTATGCCCAACGCAGAACGAGCTTGTGAACATATGGAGTTGGTGCTGGAGGTTTCATCGGCGAACGATATTCGCCCCGAAGCCTTCATTGCACTAGTTCATATTGAGAGTCGCTGGACTCCCTCTGCGGTCAGTCACGCAAATGCCTGCGGGTTAACACAAGTTATCCCGAAGTGGACAGGGGGTAGAGCTTCTGGGGGCGTTGACTACACCTGCGAACAATTGATGGATCCGGCGACGAGCATTCGAGCAGGGGCTCGGATTTTTGGATACTGGCTCCATAGCTACGGAAGATGCGCTCAAGGAAGGTGCCGAAATGCCAATTATAGAATTGGTTTGTGCGGTTACAATGCGGGATATCGCTGTAGAGGCGTGAACCCAAGCCGAGCAGGTATGAATTATTCTCGAATGGTTTTGCGATATTCGCAGGAGATTCTCACAGCCCTCACAGCCCAGAGAGGTCAGCTTGATCTCTAGGAAGCATTCGCTAATTTACGACGAGCTTGTCGTTGGGGCGACAATCCAAGCCTTGAGGTTCGCAAAACTAAGAAACCTTCCTTTGGTTTCTTCTGAGTCAGAACCTCTTCATCGATTTCATAAAGACTTTGACCAAGGAGAGTTTGCTCGTTTGTGGTTCTTGTTGTCGATGAGTGGGAAGACACCCTTGGGTCAGAAGGCAGATAGCTTGAAGCTACTACCAGAGAGTAACCAGATCAAAGCTTCCACCTCCTCCGGGTTTTTATTTATTATTGAGTACCAAAAGATATATTTGTTTTCAGACATCGGAGTGTCTGGGCTCCCCTCTCCCGTCGAGACGGCAGAGGATTTGTATGAGGTTGTCGACTGGATTAACGTCCGTAGTGGGATGAGTCACGAGCACGACAGGATAGAAAGTACATCAGATTTTGTCAAGTGTGTGCGCTTTTATCCAACCGAGAGGCTGGATGGACATCACCCGACAAAAAAAGATGCCGCAGCCATATCTTACATGACGAAAGAACAGTTGAGAGATCCTGCTTATTCGGATTACTACGTGAGATTTAAAACGGAAGAGTTGATGAGAGCGGCTGGGATCAAAGGTCAGAGTTGCGGAGAGTCAAACTACGCACTCAAGATCGAGTCTTCTCATCGTGAGGTGTTCCCTGTGTTTAAAAATAAATATAAAAATACAGATTCTATTGAGTTTATGAATGATTGATTCCGGGGCTCAGAATATAAAATCTTTTCATCTCGCAGGCATCGTTCCTGTGGCAGGTCAACTATTAGATTTTAATTTTCCTTGGCACGATTGCATGATGCCACTCGGAGAAGATTATTTGGCTGTAGAAAGGGCGGTACAAGAGTGTGCCATGGCAGGAAGCGAGACCATCTGGGTGGTCTGCCACATGGACACACAAAAGCTTATTCGAGACCGCATTGGAGACTGGGTTTATGATCCCGTCTCTCTGAAGAGAGGACCATTGCCCTCCTACGAAGAAAAAGAAATACCTATCTTCTACGTGCCCATTCACCCTAAAGATAGAGACAGGAGAGACTGTCTGGGCTGGAGCGTTCTTTATGGGGCGTTGTCGGCATACCACATCTCTAGAAAGCTGAGCAAGTGGGTAATTCCAGATAAATTTTATACTGCATTTCCCTACGGGGTGTACGATCCTTCCGTGGTAAGGGCTCATCGAAAAAAGATATCGAGTAAGGAAAGTTTTACCTTGACTCATGACGGAAAAACTGTTAAAGATGGAGAGTATCTTGGATTCACCTTTGGGGCAGAAGACTTTAAGGCTTGCAGGGCGCACGTCAGGAGCGAAGCGGTTAACTTCAGAGACGCAGAAGGTCAGGTTCTGCCGCTCGAAAAAAGATACTCTGCGAGAAACTTTTCACTTGACATTGTTTTTAAAAATGTTATAATAGATGAGAGAGAATTGGTCAACGTAGAAGAATATTACCGGGTAGATTGCTGGGCTAAATATCGAGACTACATGAGATCAGAATTTAAATTAGCGAAGCCAGAGAGGATTAAATATAATGAGTGGAACCCTATCGGATACGACGGAGAATAAATACGATGCACTACCCTACCACATGAAGGATGGGGCAGACTTGCCCCATAGGTGGTTTGACCTGTCTCACGAGATGCAATATCTTTTTGAGGCACTTCTAGAAAATGAACATAAAACAAAAAAAGAGCTTGACATTGAAGAGCATTTAGGTTATATTATAGACATAACAAATGAGGCTTCTACTATGGTCTCTGCTTTAGCTGAACGATACTCAAAGAGGTAAGATAAGAATGACAGAAAGAACACAATCATCAATTCCGTTCGTGGGACTCCACGGTCACTCCGTCGCAGGCTCCCCGTTCGACGGGCTGGGATACCCGCAGCAACACATGGATTTTGCGTACAAGAACGGTATGGATGCCCTTGCTCTGACCGAGCACGGTAACGCCAATGGTCTGTCTTATCAGGTGTTACATGCAAAGAAGATGATGTCGGAGGGCAAAGAGTTTAAGCCGATTTTCGGTCTCGAAGCTTATTTTGTCAATTCAATATCAGACTGGAAGGAAGAGTACGATAAGCAAGCTGCCTTGAAGAAGAACAAATCCGTGAGGAAGAAGGGCGATGCATCGGGTGCGGTGATTGAGACCGAAGACAGGACTTATAAAGATTTTTTACGACAACGAGCGCATCTTATTCTTTTGGCTCAAAACCAAACAGGTTTAAATAATATCTTTGAACTTGTTTCAAAGTCTTTCAAGCCTGAGAATTTTTATCGATTCCCTAGAATTGATTATGCAATGCTTCGTGAACACAGCGAGGGAGTCATTGCTTCGTCAGCTTGCCTGAGCGGTGTTTACTCAAATGATTACTGGCGGAACAAGGAAGCCGGTGAAGAAGCCGTGTTGGAAGCAATGAGAGAGACTACTCGTAACATGCAAGATATCTTCGGAGATCGCTGGTACGGAGAACTTCAATGGAACAACATTCCAGAACAACACATTATTAATAAATACATTATTCAGGTTGCGGAAGAGTTCGGCGTGGAAGTTATTTCCACAGCGGACAGCCACTACCCAGAACCTGAAGCTTGGAAGGATCGAGAGTTGTATCGTCGCCTAGCTTGGCTTGGAAAGGGAGACCCAGACACATCGCTGCCAGACTCCGTAGATGATATTGGCTATGAGCTTTATCCGAAGAATGGCGATCAAATGTGGGAAGCGTACAAGAAATATTCTAAGTCTTGTGGTGCGGAATATGATGATGATTTTATTTTTGATACTCTGGTTAAGACACACTTCATCGCTCACGAAAGAATCGATACGTTCTTACCAGACAACACCGTCCGCCTGCCAGATTTTGTTGTACCGGATGGAGTAACTGAAGATCAGGCATTGGCTAAGTATAGCGTCGAAGGTCTGAAGCTACTGCTCGCCTCTATCGAACCTGCAAAACACGAAGAATACATTGAGCGTCTCCGAGAGGAGCTAAAGGTTATCAACGACCGAGGATTCAGTAAATACTTCCTCACGATGAAAGCCATCGCCGACCGTGCAACCCGGACACAGCTTGTTAGTCCCGGTCGAGGTTCTGCCGCTGGTTCTTTGGTAGCTTATGTTTTGGGTATCACACAAGTTGACCCGATTGAGTATGGTTTGCTTTTCGGAAGATTCTTAAGAGCAGACGCAACAGACTACCCTGACATTGATTATGATGTATCGGATCCGATGGCTATCAAGGAATTGTTAGTTGAAGAATGGGGCGAGAACACGGTTGTGCCCATCTCGAACTGGAACACGCTACAGCTACGTTCTCTGGTCAAGGACATTTCAAAGTTCTACAACATTCCTTTTACCGAGGTGAATGCGGTCACAGGCAAGATGCTTTTTGAAGCAACCCCGCTGGCGAAGAAAGACCACGGTATCACGGCGGGTGTTTATGCTCCAACATGGGAAGAGGTGATGAAGTATAGCAAGACTCTTCAAGCATTCCTGTCGAAGTATCCCGATGTCAAGAGCCACATTGAGAGGTTGGTAGGTCAGGTTCGTTCTTGTTCTCGTCATGCTGGCGGCGTGGTGATTGCTGAAGACCTCCACAAGAACATGCCACTTATTTATTCTGGTGGTGTTCGTCAGACACCTTGGTCTGAAGGTCAGAACGTCCGTCACCTTGAGCCGATGGGTTTTATTAAGTTCGATATTCTCGGCTTGGCTTCTCTTCGTATGATGGAGGGTGCAATCACTCACATCCTGAAGCGTCATCACGGTATTGAAGAGCCAACTTTTCAAGATGTTAAAAAGTTCTATGACGAAAACCTCCACCCCGATGTTATTGACTTGGATGATCAGGGCGTTTATAAGAATGTCTTTCATAAGGGCAAGTGGGCAGGAATCTTTCAATTCACAGAACAAGGAGCGCAAAGCTTCTGTCGCAAGGTGAAGCCTAATAACATCATTGACCTCGCCGCTGTGACTTCGATCTTTCGTCCCGGTCCTCTTTCAGCCAAGGTTGACAGGCACTACGTCAACGCAAAGTCTGATCCGGAGAATGTTCCATACCTCAACGAGATTGTTCGTGATGTGACAGAAGAGACTTACGGGTTCTTGATCTTTCAGGAGCAGATCGCTATGCTCGCTCATCGGCTTGGTGAAGACTTGTCGCTCGACGAGGGAAATCTCTTGAGAAAAGTCTTGACAAAGAAAGGTACAGGCAAAGGGGCGCAACTTAAACAAAAGCTCTGTGATAAGTTCTTGAGAGGTTGTGTCAATAAGGGGATGGCACGTCCTGATGCCGAGCAGTTGTGGAAGACTTTTGAGTACTTCTCTGGGTATGGCTTCAATAAGAGTCATGCAGTCAGTTACAGTATTTTGAGTTTCCAATGTGCGTTCCTCATGAACTATTATCCCTCAGAGTGGATGGCTGCGTTCTTGGACAAGGAGCCGGAGAAGCGTAAGGAGAAGGCAATTAACATTGCCCGAAAGAGTGGCTTCAATATTCGACCGCTCGACATTAACACTTCTGGCAAGGTCTGGGAGATTAGTGACGACGGGAAGACATTGATTCAGCCACTCACTTCAATTAAGGGTCTGGGAGAGACAGCGATTCACCAGATTGTTGAAAATAGACCGTTTAATACAATCGAAGAATTTCTCTTTAATGAAGATATCGTTTATAGCAAGTTGAACAAGAAAGCTATTGATGTCCTCGTTCGCAGTCAGGCAATGTCGAACCTTGTAGATGATCGCTTCACGGGTCTCAAACACTTCTGGTCAGCGGTCGCTGTCGACCGACCGAAAAACCTCAAGAAGTTCACAGAGAACGTAGAGAGTTATGCTCCGGAGGGAGACTTCTCTTCTGAGGAGAAGATCGAGTACTTGGTCAGCTTGACAGGTGTCTTCCCGATGTCTCTGATTCTGAGTGAGAAGATCTTAAGCCAGTTGGAGGAGCATGTGGTGCCCCCAATCGGCGAATACGATAACGACTTGGGGGTGGCTTGGTTCGTTCCACGTGAGGTGATATCGAAGAAGACGAAGAACGGTAAGCCTTATTGGATTGTCAAGGTGACAGATTCTACAAGCACCTTGACCTCTATCAAGTGCTGGGGAGTTGATCCCGAACGAGATCTGATCCACATAAACAGACCGTACATGGCAAAGTTGCAGTATGATGCACAATGGGGCTTCAGTACGAGAAGCTTGAAACATAACTTTAAATTGTTGGCGTAAAGGAGAAAAAATGTCTGATAACAATTTTGATTTTAACACTCTTCGAGAACAGCTTGAGCAAATCAAGAAGAGTCTAGAGAAACAGAGGGCAAAGTCGGAACAGGTTGACGAAGAGTCTGAAACCAATGACCGATGGGCAGAGCAAAAGGAGGCGTTCGGCAAGATGCTCGATGCATACGATGCTTTTCTGCCGAAAGATGACGTGGCTAATCTTTTTGGAATGGCAGCAGATCGCCTCGAAGCGGCGGCAGATGCTCTAAAGAACTTCCAGAAGGAAGCAGCACAGCCCGATAGCAATGATGGTGACAATAAGGAGGAATCATGATTTTAGAATACCAAAGAGTGCGACCAGATGTAGTTCCGCCTACGAGGTCAAACCCCTCAGATGCTGGCTTGGATGTTTATTACTGCCCAGAGCCGGGTGTTGCTGGGGCAACGGTCGCAGCGGGTAAGAACGGATTGCTACGAACAGGTTTGAAATTTGGGGTTCCTCACGGATATATGCTGCAAGTGATGAACCGCTCCAGCATTGCCGCTAAAAGAAATTTAGTGGTTGGAGCCCATTGTGTAGACAGCGGGTACGACGGAGAGGTCTTTGTTGATCTTCACAATATTGGAACGGAGGAGCAGGTTATTGCCCCCGGAACCAAGATTGCTCAAGTGGTGTTGGTTCCCGTGGTCCCATTTAAGGCACTAGAGTTGAACCCAAGTACAGAGTTGTATTGGTATCCGATTACAATTAGTGATCGAGGCGACGGTGCCCTTGGCAGCACAGGAGAGTAGGATGTCAGATCGAAAGATTCGTCGGAAGAGAGAGAAGGACGCTAAGAAAAAATTGGCGAAAGAAATTAAACAGAAGATGAACATGTTTGATAAGCTCGGAGACGAGTGTCTTGCTTGTCGAACTTCTTTCGATAAGGCTAATCGAGAAATGGTTAGTACATGGTCTGTTGTAGTTAGGCAGAATGAGGATAAAGTTAATTTGTATTGTCCGACCTGTTGGTCTGCGGCAAAGCAATATGTAAAGGAGATTTCAGGTGGCGAGTAGTAACAAAAAGATGAGCATACATTATAGCTCAAAGAGTAACGAGTGGGACACCCCGCAAGACTTCTATAATAAATTGAACGCCCGGTTCTCGTTCACTTTAGACCCTTGTTGTACGCCAGAGTCGGCAAAGTGCAGCAACTATTACACGGAAGAGGACGACGGGCTGTCTCGAAGTTGGGCAGGGGAAACGGTGTTCATGAACCCTCCATATGGCAGGCAGATCTCAAAGTGGATCAAGAAGGCATATGAAGAGAGTCAACACGAGAACACAACGGTTGTTTGTTTGATTCCATCCAGAACTGATACCAAATATTGGCACGATTACTGTATGAAAGCTCACGAAGTTTGTTTCATTAAAGGTCGGCTACGTTTTGGAAATCCAGTCTCTAACGCAGAACAGAACCCTGCGCCGTTTCCATCCGCCATAGTGGTGTTTAGAGCAGGGTACAAACCGGTTATGGGCGGAGGCAATTATCCAAAAATTCATGCACTTAAGAAGACAGGGGAGTATTCATATGAGCATCTATGTTGAAAAAGAAGAGGCACTAACTTATCAGGACGTATTGTTGGTGCCACAGTACAGCGATATTGAGTCTCGCCAAGAGGTTGACATTAGCAACTCATTGAGCGAAGACATTCGTTTTGAGTTACCGCTAATTTCAAGCCCGATGGACACGGTGTCGGGTTCTGAAATGGCAGCAGCGATGGATAGGAGTGGGGGTACTTCTGTCATCCATCGTTATAATTCTATTGAGGAGCAGGTACGAATGGTCGCCGCTGTTTCCTATGAGCATACTGTCGGCGCAGCTATTGGGGCGACTGGAGATTTTGCAGAGAGGGCAAGCGAACTTGTTCTTGCAGGTATCGACTTTCTTTGTATTGACGTTGCTCACGGTCACCACTCTCATGTGAAGAGAGCTATCGAGACCCTTAAGACCCAATGTCCCGGAGTTCATATTATGGCTGGGAATGTGGCGACACTTGAAGGCTTCGACGCTTTGGCATCTTGGGGTGCCGATTCGATTCGTTGCAACATTGGTGGCGGCAGCATTTGCACCACAAGGGTCCAGACGGGTCACGGAGTACCCGGCTTGCACACTATTTTTGATTGTGCTCGCTCTGAACATGCTGGCACAGTCAAGATCATCGCAGACGGCGGCATCCGCAATGCAGGTGACGTGGTTAAAGCACTTGCTGCTGGGGCTGATTTTGTCATGGCGGGTTCTCTATTCGCTGGTACCGACCAGTCACCGGGTAAATTGCTTAAGACCAACCAAGGGAGTTTCAAGCAGTACCGAGGGATGGCAAGCAGAGATGCACAAGTATCTTGGAGGGGTAAGTCAGGTTCTCCAGAGGGCGTGTCCAGCATGATTCCATATAAAGGCGACGTGAATTTGATCTTGCAGGAGATGTCTGGAAGCATCAAGAGTGGACTATCTTATTCGGGAGCCCGAAACATTCAGGAACTGTGGGTTAAGGCAAAGTTTATCCGACAGACCGGAGCCGGTCAAATGGAAAGCTCAGCGCATATCTTGAAGAGGTACGCCTGATGAAGTACGGAAAGAATGAGAAAAGAATTCTTTTTTATGACACCGATAAGCGACATGCTGAATTAAAAATTAAATTAGAGTATGACGGCATGGGGCAGAGCGAATTTTTTAGAGCCTTGGTTACAGGGTATCTAAATGAAGATGAGGATATTATAAATTACGTGTCAGTTTACAAGCAAAAGTTTGGCAGACAGAGTAAGAGACAGCAAGCTGCGGTATCGAAAGAGCGACAGGGCGGAATGGAGCAGCAGGCTTTATTTGCAGAAGATGAGATTGAAAATATTTTTAGTATAATTGAGAAGGAGAACCCAGACCTATGAGAGAATGTGCAAAACTATGTAAGAAGTTAGATGTGTCCTGCCCCAATACTGATTGTCGGATGTACCTAGATTATGAGGAAGACTTGAACTGTACGTTGGTGACAGTAGACAAGTATGAGAACGGAATGACCCTTAGAGAAATAGCACCCAGACTTGGAGTTAGCCACGTTCGAGTTAAGCAAATTGAAGAGAAGTTGCTGCAAAAGGTTCGCAAAAGATTTAATAAGGAATTTGGTGAATGACTTTTACAACCAATAAAATTTCTTTTTCTGGAAAGCAGAACTACTTATTAGAGAACATGGGGCTAGCGATTCCCCTGAACAAATCGTTTTAAAACGTTTTAATAATTAGGAGATATTATCATGAGCAAGAAGAACAGTAGCCTTTTGGGTGAGTCGCAGATCCGTCGCATGATGGGGTTAGCAGGAATCCCTTCAGTAAATGAGTCAGAATTTATCGACACATTCCGAAAGACTTATTTTGAGGAAGAAGAGGAGGCTCCTGAAGCAGGTGCTGAAGAGATTGACATGGAAGCCGGAGCCGAAGAGCCCGTTGAGGGTGAACCGGCTGCACTAGAGCCATCTGCACCAGCGGACGAGCCCAACGTTGAGACCTTGGTCCAAGCCTTGGCGCAAACCATTACTGACGTAACAGGCGTTCAGGTAGATTCCTCCGGCGGCGAAGAAGCCCCGGTTGAAGAACCTGCTGCTGTTGAGCCAGACATGGAAGCTGGAGCCGAGCCAGAGATGGAAATGGGAGCCGAAGAAGAGGAGCCCATGGCTGAAGGTGGAAAATACAAGCGAGAAGACAAGGAAGAGGAAGAGGAAGAAGAGAAGGTCGAAGAAACTCTTGCTAAAGCCCTCGCCGCTGCTGGACTTCAACTTGAATTGGATAACGACGAGATGGTCGCAGAGATTACAAAGCGAGTAGCCGCTAGACTAGTTCGAGAATCACGTAAAAAGTGAGCATCGCTCTAGAAATAACCTAGTTGTCGCTTAGGTTTGTCAAGAAGCCATGAGGACAATATTTGTTTTCATGGCTTTTTTTCTTTACTGTGGTTGATTTTCGTTGTATACTCTTTTGAGAACAAATAAGCTCAACTCGGTTCAAAGAACTACTAACACACTATTTATTATTGTTGACAAGGATGGGAGTATAAATTAATGTCAGGTTATAAGTTGAAAGAGTTGAGAGGACTGGTCAAAGAGGCTCAATGGGAAGCCAATTGGACAGACTTCCAGAAAAAAATTAAAAGCTCCATGCTTTTAGAATCCCCTTCTTACCTGAAGGAAGCGAGTATCTTAAAGAACAGGTATCCATTCAAGGCTATCTTCGTGCTGGGTCCAGCAGGTGCAGGGAAATCGTTTCTTTCAAAACAAATCGGGATCCCGAAAGATTTTAAAGTTTCAAATCCTGATGAGAGAATCGAACAGGTCTTCCCAGCTTTTGGTATTAGCATGAAGTTCGTGACTAAAGATCAGAATCAAAAAGAATACGACATTCAGCAAATCTCTAGGAAGATTATGTCTAATGCTACGGCTGGTCATACGGCAAACCTGCTGATGATCGCAAACCCGTTAGTGTTCGACACGACAGGAGAAGACACGAAGAAGATTATTAGCAGGGCTGAAAACTTAATGAGGCTCGGCTACGATGTTGCGATTTTTCAAGTAAACGTTCCTACCGAGGTTTCTGTTGATCGTGACAAGAAGAGAAAGAGAACTGTAGGCGAACCTACAAAGATTATTTCTAAGGCATATCAAGAACAGGTGGTACAAGGTAAAGCTTATATGAAGGCAGAGTCTTCGTACCCCTACTTAAAGATCCTTGGTGGCGATATTTATCCCAACCTGTATGATTTGCGTGACGGCTCTTTGCTGCCCGGAATCACACAAGAGTTGGTGGACCAGATTGCTCCAAACTTTACACCGGAAACTGCAAAGAATATTTTGTCTCAGGCTAGATCCGATGTAGAAAGTTTCTTGACATCAGAACCACGCAACCCAACAGGAGTAAAGATTCTGGCTGGAATGAAAGCAATGGTCGAAGAGTCGGGTGGAAGATACGGGCAAAACATGAACGATTTGTCCTTTGCGGCGAAGGTTGCACAGGACTTTCCAAAGATTAAAGACAATCCAGCTATTGTGCAGGCTATCAAAATCTTAGAAGAATTAGCAGGCGAGGACGGAACCATCCAGAAGGCTATGACCTCCGGCTCAATGCAAGCCATCAAAGGAAAGAAGGACGTTGACGGTGCCACCGTTAGAGATCTATCTGGTGACGCAACCAGACAGAAGTTTGAAGAAAGATTAACAAAAGAAGCAATTTATAAAATTGTACAACAAGCTATTAAGGGGTAAAAAATGTTATTTTCAAAAAAGAAAAAAGTCTCCAACGAAGAAGAGACTGTAGAAGAAAAAAGTTCCGAGGCACCGACTGAAATTATCAAACCGATGATGATCGTCATGCCTCCAATGGGCGGCGGCTCCGAACCAGCCCCTCGCTGTATCGGGCTGATCGGTGACATTACAGAGTCCAAAGCGGAGGTTGTTCTTTCAGGACTGATCACGCTCAAGCACAATGGAGTTAGCGTTGTTGAGGATGAAGACTCGAAAACCCCAGATGCAATTAAAGAGGTGTGTGAACCTATGGACATGATCATCTCCACGCATGGAGGTTCAGCATCAGCTATGTTTGCGATCTATGATGTGATGCAGATGATGCAAGAAGACGGCATGGAAATTTGTACCGTCGGTGTTGGCAAGGTTATGTCGGCAGGAGTTCTATTGTTGGCTGCTGGGGCAAAGGGAAAGCGAACCATCGGTAAACATTGCAGAGTCATGATTCACGGTGTTTCTTCCGGTGCAGGCGGAATGGTTGAGTCTATCGACAACGAGCTTGAGGAAATCAAGTTGATTGAAGATCAGTACATCACGGCTCTCGCTGCGAACTCAGCTATGACAAAACGTTATATTAAAAATCGTCTCAAGAAAAGACTGAATGTTTATATTGGAGCCGAAGAAGCTGTCGAGCTAGGTATTGCTGACATTATCTTATAATTTGAGGTTTTGATATGGACAGGCAGTTCTATAATGAATCGAGCGCATCCAAACTAGGTTGGGAACCCAGTTGGTTTGGGTGTGAGTACTTCGACGAAGATCTATTCGAGGCAATTGAAGATTGGCAAAGAGCCAACAGTCTTGCTGCCGATGGCTTGGTTGGACCCATGACATTCAGGAGGTTGTGGACCGAGCGAGAAGAAAATATTTCTGATCACTCTCCGAAGCCAATGAATGTTTGTTCCGGTGAAAAATTTATTGTTCACAACGGAAGTTTTCTACCAATTGACTGGGATAAGGTTGTCTTATGGGACGATCCCGACGGTCTCAAGTTAGAGGGTGGTCACTACAAGAAGCCAGAAAAAGATAGAAAGCCGACACAGTTTACAAATCATTGGGATGTATGCTTGTCCTCAGAGTCGATGGCTAAGGTGATTAATCGCCGTGGCATCGGGATTCACTTTGCTATCGATAACGATGGCACTATCTATCAACTAAAAGACACCCAGTATGGCGTTTTTCACGCCGGAGATCGATTCGGTAATCGCCATGGCATCGGCTTGGAGATTGCCAACGCCTATTACACGAAGTACCAAGGGTGGTATGAGAGAAACGGTTTCGGTCCCAGACCTGTTGTGGCAAAAGGTGATGCGATGGTTCATGGCAGGGGTCTCGAAGAGCATCTGGACTTTTACCCCGTTCAGATCGAAGCTCTAAAGAAGTTGTGGAAGGCTGTGCATCTTGGCATTGGTATTCCACTAGAGGCTCCAAGGCACGCAAACGGAGAGCCAATTTTGACAACAGATCCACGGTGCAATTCCGGTGAGTTTTCTGGTTTCAATCACCACTATCATTATACAAAAAAGAAAATTGATTGTGCAGGTCTTGATATTTGGACCTTGCTCGAAGAAGTGAAGGAGGAGATCGATCGTGAGCGTTGATCCGTTTTTAAATGAAGTGTTCGACAAGAGCAAGGGAAGGGAGAATCTCACCTTTGAGTCCTTGTGTCGTCTTGTGGAGGAGACGATACTGGAATCAGAACTAAACATGCCTGCTTCAGATCTGGTTGATGAGCTTATAGCGAACTTTTCTTCTGAGCTTCCAAAGATAAAGCCAAAAGCCAGCAAGAAGAATGGTCCTGTTGATTCCATTACAGATCTTGGCAGTCGTAACGCTAGGAATGATTTTGCAAAAAAAGCAAAACAATATATTATGAAAAAACACAAGTTGTCTGACGAGCAAGTTCAGTTTCTTTACAAACAGGATGTTGTTTCTGCTATAAAGTTTGGAAACTTAAAAGTATTTTTGAGGGGCGGGAGCACAGGAACAGCAGCTACAGCCTTCGAGGGCAACTTGGTTATAGCGATAAATAGTGCTATTGGCTCAAAGCAGGCAGGCAAGATTGAAGCAGAGCTTCGATGTGGCTCGAAAGATAAAAAGACGGGCGAGTGTAAAGGAGGCTGGGTAGAGGAGTCTCCTGCTTCAGACAAGCAAGCATCACAGATCGCAACGACTCTTGTTCCAATGATAAATAAGGCATTGCCCGAGCAGATAAACTTTATCAACAAGAACTCTGGTGGTGCTGGAGGTGGATTGTCTGAAGCGTATATAGCGATGGGTGTTAGATCTGGCGAGCCTAAAGCGGATTTGTCGATCAATGACGACCCAAGATTTGGAACATCTGTTAAGAAGGCAGGCGGCAGTCAGTACGCATCGGCACAAGCACCAGAAGCCAAAGCAATGTTTGAGGTGGCATATCGAGAAATCAATGCTGGAGATCAAGGGATAGACCAACAGATTGCTGAACTACAAGAATATATAGCAGGCACCGCTGGC